CGTGCACCTTCAGATCGATGCCCTGCTCGGATGCGAGGGTGATGGCCTTGGGTGTGGCTTCGCCGAAATTGATCGCGCCCTTGGGTTCGGAGTTATTGATCGCCTGATCGACCAGCGCGTCGAGGGAAGCTCCGTCCCACCGGGCCATGCCGGAAGCGACTTTGATCTGGTCGCCGAAGAGGCGTCTCAGGTCGTCGACCGCAGTATTCGGCAGCCCCCGCACGCTGGCCTGCCGCACTTCGTTGAAGCTGGGGTCCTCTGCCGGGGGCATCTCGCCGGGGGCGATCACGCCGAGGGCTTCGGCCTCGTCGCGCTCGACAGCGCGCGTGCCCATGCCGCTACCGAAGTCGAAGGGCGGGTAGGGGCGACCGAAGCGGGAGATGCGGGTCCAGATGGGATCGTTGACCAGGGCGATCATGCGGCCACCGTAGAGTGTGCCGCCAGCGTCTGCCCACCGCGTCCGCCACTCGCGGGGGGCCTCGCGGCTCTCCTCCCGGCGCAGCTCGCGGGCGGGATAGGCTTCGAGCAGGGCGGGCTCCTGGGCCTGCTTATGCCGGCCATACTCGCGGGCCTCAGAGACGTTCATCTCGTAGATGAGCTCCAGGCGGCGACGGGAGGTGAGGTCGGTCAGCTGGCCGGAGTCTCCGGGAGCGGCACCGAGCTTGCGGCGCATATCGGCCACGAAGCCGCTCTTGCCGTTAAAGCGGGAGGCGGGGTCGAGCCGAAGGTCGCTGGAAATGAGTGCCTTCATATCGGCCAGGGTGCGCTCGCTCTCGACGGCGGCAGAGAAGAAGGCCGCTTCGCGGATCTCCAGTGGGGCCCGTGCCCACTCCTCAGTGCGCAGCGAGCTACCCAGCGGCGTGCGCCGGTCGAGCCGCTCGGCGGCTTCGTGGAATGGGACTGCGGTGGAGAGGTTCACTTAGAGGGATGAGGCTTTTAGATGCCGTCCTGGCGGGTGCGGTGGGTTTGGTTTTGGGCGATGGAGGGTTTCGGCGTAGCGGACTGGTCGGCGGGCTGGCTCTCCGGGTCGGTGGGGGTGCTCACGGTGTAGTCGCACTTGGCGACCTTACCGAGGATCGTCCAGGCGCGGGTGGCGGCGCGCACCTGGTCTTCGGAGAGTTTGAGCTTGAGGCGGGGCTGGGCGGCCTCGATGACGAGGGCCAGCGCGTGGCGCTTCAGCTCGGGCGGGATGGTGGCCGGGTCGTTGCTCAGGATGTAGCTACTGCAGCTGGCCACATGGTTACGCACCTCGGCGGTGATGTCCTCGATGGCCTCGGTCACGGGATCCCCCTGGCCGGGCGAGAGCGCGGCCGTGCGCAGGGCGGTGACCTGTGCGCCGACGAGGTAGTCGTTCAGGTCGTCGGCGACGAGGGTGATCCAGGGTTTGGGCATGAGGTGGGAAGGTTTGAAGGTGGGAAGGTAAAGTGGTGCGCGTGATTGGGTCAGGAATGCGCGCCCCTCCGGCTATATGGCAACTAGAGTTTAGCTCGCGTTGGCGTTGAGGCGTTTGGCGGCAGGTGCGTTGGTCACCTGCACGTCCTCGGACCAGTCCATCTTGAGCACCTCGCCACGGTCGTCTTCGGTGCGGTAGGCACCGGGCTTCATCCACTCGCCATCGAGGCGGAAGGTTTTCATGAAGCTCGGGTCGAGTGTGGTCGGGTTCTCATTGGCGGCGAAGACGATGATCGAGTCGTCGAGCAGGAAGTCGATGGACTCATCGCCGCCCTCGGCGGCGGTGTCCTCGACCATGAGGCTCATCTGGCACTCCGGCTCGCTGAAGAGCAGGCTGCGGAAGGCGGCCAGATCGACGTTGGCGACCTGCGTTTTGGTGTTAGCCACGAGGCGCTTCTTCACCTCGGCGGCGTTTTTCGTGCGCAGCCAGGCGGTGGCGCCGAAGAGGATCTTCACACTGGCGCCGTTCTTGGCGGCCTTGATCACCTCCAGGATGGCGGCATCGATGATGGCCACCGGGTCGAAGCCCGAAGCGGCGAAGTTGTGGTTCGCACCGGCACCGAGAGCGGCGAGTGCTTTATCGAGCACGTCCTTCTCGTGGGCGAGTGCGGCCACATCGGCCACCAGGCGGGCACCATACTGCGCCATGCGCAGGATCTGGTCCTGGCTCTTGCTCTCCAAGTCATCCATGGGGAAGTCCAGAGCGTGCGGGGTGCAGTTGTAGTTCTTGTCGGTGGCTTCGAAGCCGACACGGGCGGCACGGCCGCCGAGGCCGCGCTTGGTATCGGGCACGTGGAAGCGGCTCTTGGCCGTGTATTCCTTATACTTCCCGGTCACGTCGGGCACGGGCACGGCCGGGGCGAGAAAATTCGCGACCGGTCGGATGGCGCTTTGCGCGGCACCTTGCGCGAAGGTGCGCAGGGTGGGATTGGTGGAGAGGCTGGATGCTCTGCTCATAATGGGTGGTTTCCTTATTCTAGTTTGGTGATGGGTGGAGTGTGGCCGGCCGCTTACTCGGTAACGGTCACGGTGATCGGGCCGATGCCGCGCAGCTTCACGAGCTGGCCGTCGACGCCGGCCTCCTCCGCGATGGCGAGCACGTTATAGTCGCCGGCGGCGGCCGGCAGTGCGCGGACCATCCCGGCATCGGCCGGAGTGGCCACGTCCGCCAGAACGAGCTGGTCGCCGGGGTTGCAGGTGCCTTCGAGTTTCACGCGGGCCTGCTTGCCGGGCGTGAGCGGCGTCACGGTGACGTCCTCGGTATCGGCACCGGGATCGACGACGATCAGGTTGGCCAGGTCGGTATTGGCAGCAGGGAGCTTGAGCTCCGGTGCCCCGGTATCGTGCGTGAGCACGGTGAGGAAGCCCTCTTTTGCGGAGAGGTCTTCGCCGGCCGGGAAGACGACGTCGCCCGGCGTGGTGTTGGTCTGTGATGGGAACATGGTTTTTTAGTGTCTCCTGAGTTTAGTGTGAATTGTGGATGGATGCGGGGCGGGCCTACTTGGCCTCGCCCTCGGCGGGGATCTCCTGCTCGGCCATCGACCAGGCGACGTGGAAGCCCACCTTCGACTCCCGCTGGATTTCGCCCGCGCGGTTGCGGATCTTGGCGGCGCGGGCGGCCTCGGCCTTGTCGTGCTCCTTGTTCAGGTCGTCGACGGAGAGGTCGGGGCTGCGGGCAGTGCTGCGGTCGTAGACCCGTGCCGGCGGCTTGGCCTCGGCCGGCTGCAGGGCCTTCAGCATGGCGAGCGTGCCTTCGCGGTTCTTCAGGAGCGCGGCTTTTACGCCGTCGCGGTCCTTGATCACGGCCTTGTGGACTTCCAGGTCGGACTCGACCTGCTCGGCGAGGAGGTCGCCATGGCTCTTTTCGAGCTCGGTGTGGCGGTTCCTCAGTTCGGCCAGCTCGGTGTCTTTCGCGAGGAGCTGGTCGAGCGTGGTGCCCTCCGGTAGGGTGGAGAGCCGGTTGAGCACCGTGGCCTCATCCGCTTCGGCGGAGATGGCGAGAAACGGTGCCAATGCTGCGATGATTTTACTCATGTCGGTATCTTTTTTTGGTGGGTGAATGCCCTCGCGATTCGAGAGCGGTTTCAGAGTCTTCAGGGCGGGCCGGTTGGTCAGGGCCGCTCCGGAGAGCTGGCGCGGCCGCACGCGCCGGCCTTCGAGCCGCTCGATGGCGTCGAACTCGGGCGAGATGTAGCGGTAGTTGCCGCCTTCCACATCGGCCCGGCCCTGGGCGCTGTAGCGGTTGCGCGAGTAGAGGCCGTCCTCGCGGAGCTCGATCTCGCGGAACCAGCCGGCCGCGTTGGTCGCCTTCTCCGGGTCGTGGGAGAAGTGCTCGTAGTCGATCAGGATATCCTCGCCCGGAAAATCGGCGGCGATCATCGCCAGCGCCTCCCGGTCGAAGACCTGGATGACCGGCTCCTTCGTCCCGTCGGGCAGGATCGCCTCGCCGGGGAACTCGCCGAGGGGCACGAGCATGGACCAGCCGTCCTCGGGCAGCTCAAACTTGCTTTTTTCGCTCTCGCGGTTCAAAAGCGAGCAAGCCGTGGCCACCGTGAAGCGGGACCCTATTGCAAACCCGTTGCACTCTCTTGCAAATTCGTTTTCTTTTCGTTCGTGACTCATGGGAAGGGCGGAGGGCTTTAGGCCCGTGTAGGGCGTTCTGGGGCTTTTTCGGAAATTTCACTCGCTCCCTCGATCACGGCGGCTCCGAGGAGGGCCTCCAGCGTCTCGGCATAGCTGGAGCTGGCGGGGTCGAGCTGGCGGGTTTCGAGGGCGGCTTCGAGGGTGGCCACGGCCTCGGCATAGTCCTCCGGCGTCTCGGCCGCCTGGATCGCATCAACCAAGGCCAGCAGGTCGGCATGGTCCATGCGCCGGGCCTCGGCCAGGGCATCGACGGCGGCGCGGTCGGCCGGAGTGGTGGCACGGTTGAAAATGCGGTTGCGGATGGGCTGGGGCTCTTCGCCTCCTGCTCCCGGCTCCGGGCTCCCGGCTCCGGGCTCGGCCCGCGTCAGCTTGAGCCCGGTCTTCTCGCTCATCTCGTCGGGATCGACGGACAGTCCGGCCTGTGTCGCCTTCACGGCATTGTCGAAGAGCGCGGCCACGTCCTGCTCGTCCTTGGCTGCCAGCTCGAAGTAGACGAGCGGTTCCTCGCCGGGGAAGAGGCGCTCCAGCGTCGGCAGGTCGAACTGCTCCTGGAAGATTTCCGAGATGTCCATGGCCTGGGCCTGGGCGATCTCGTCGAAGGTTTGCGCATGCTGCTCGCTACTGCCGCTGCCGATGCCCATCGGCATGGAGAGCATCGTCAGCAGCCCGCCGGTGCCGGCCAGCACGATTTGCTCGTCCTGGTAGTTGAGGTGCTCCCGGAAGGGGTTGTTACCCTTGATCCCCGGATCGGCCGTCTTCACATCGCTGCCGTGGGGCAGTGCGCCTCGGGCATTGCTGGCCACCTGCTCGGCTACGGCCTGGAAGTCCTTCACCTCATCCGTATTCGCCAGCTGCGGGAGGATGAGAAAAAGGAAGGGGATGCCGAAGTTCTCGATGAAGCCGTCCCAGTCCTTTTGGCTCATGTTTTTCCGGACGAAGGCGATCAGCGCGATCTCGTCGATCGGGTCCTCCACCTCGCGGATGATGAATTGCTGCGGGTCGATGGGCTCGCCCTCGGTCCGGCCGCTGGTCGCCCCGGCGTTGAACTGCCACTCGCCGTAGATGCCGTTGCGCACCCAGTGCCACTGCGGCACCGGCTCCAGGCGGCGCACTTCCAGCCCGCCCTTGCCGTCCGGCTCCCAGTGCTTCTCCAGGTGGGCGAACCCGCGGAACTCGGCCAGGCTGAGGTGCTTCAGCGCCTCCCGGAAGTTGCGGATCTTCTCATACTCCAGCCGCAGTGCCTGCTGCTGGGCCTCGGCACGGGCCTTCCGCCCCTCCGGCAGCTCGTCGATGATCTTGATGTTCCAGTCCAGCTTCGTCAGAGCCGGGCCGAGGCGCCGCTTCACCCCGCGCAGGGTGGGGTCGCGCTTCTCCACGAACTTGTAGAGCCACTGCAGGTCCGCATAGGCCCCGCGCTGCCCCTCCTCCAGTAGCTGCACCACATACTGCATGGTCAGCCCGCGCAGCGGGTTCAGCTGCGACCGGTAGTTGTCGATGATTTTACTGAGGAAGGTAGGGTGCATTATCCGATCAGGGCGCGTTA